CATGCCTGCGTTATTAAGAAACGCGGACAACTGTTGCTTCGGTTCGGTTACATCGCCCTTGGACAGCAATTGAGGCTGCACTCAAGTCAAACGCCAGCGAGTCATAGCGGAAGTCCTCAAACGTGGTTGTCTCAGGTTGTGCAGCCGCACCCGCACAAGCAGGAACGTGTTCAATAACTACGTCGACAGCGTAGGGCTCGCATGCGTCCGCAGAGGAGCTGACCCAGCTAGCAGCACCACCAACACCTTTGATTGCGTCAGAAGGAGTGATGACCAAGTTGGTACCCGTTCGAACGAACTCATAGACGAAGTTCATATTGACAGCGAGAGGCTGTGAGTCGCCTTCACGAACCGAATCTAATGCACCCCGGTCGAGTTCATAGGTCAGCTCGCGGGCCTCAGTGTAGGTGATGTTACCATCCCCAACCTTGATCTCAATCTTCCGTGGGAGGAATGTGATCACAGCATTGTCAGTCACGCCAGCCACTGTCACGGGAGTGAAGGTGATGGCAGTCGTTGGTGCCGTACCAGTAACGGCAGTAACAGTATGGATAGGCGTACCGGTCTCACCAGCAATTGTAAACCGCGCACCAACTGGAACAGTTGTTGCCACTGCGGTGTTTAGTGCCAGTGCATCAACCGGAATGCTAGACAGACCCGTAGAAGGTGATGCTTGATTGACGGCGCCAGTGCCGGACAGGCCGTCTTGCAAAAATATTTTACAGTCACGAAGCTCGATTTTTGCCAAATTAGATTCCTTAGGGCGAGGCCCTACTTAATTGTTGAAATGATACAGGTATGATGCAGTCACCATACCTTGTCGTATTCGGTCCTTGGGGTCGAGTTGACCAAAGTGAAAAACCTTTACGTCACTGATGACTTGCAAACAACCGAGTTGTGCTAGGTCGTCAGTGGGTGCACCCATCTTGAACAAGGGGATGCCTGCATCCATGGCAGAATGAAACTGACCAAGTGCATTATCAAGAGAGAAAGCATTCTTCTTCTTGTTGCCAAAGTTTGACGTGAGCAATACGTTCACGCTCATCTTTGCTTCGGTTAGCCCTGAGTATCGTCTTGTGTAGGGACCATTGAATCTGATCTCTACACGATCCTGGGCCTCCTCAAAAGCGGTTGTCCTTTCCTCAAGACCTTCTGCAAGCGATGGTATGCCAGCAGTGGTGGCAACAGTACGCAAGTAGGCTGCCACGGATGCATGCATCCAACGTGTCCAGTCACTTATCATGTTGTCCCTCCAGACGAGCCAGCAAGAGGCAAGGCATCGGTGATGTTCAACCGGATCACTCGTGGTGGTTTATCCCCAACTAATTCGTGCCCAATGACAACCCACAGAGAATCGAAATCAAAGGCGTCAAATGTGGCCACATCATATCGACGGTCCTGGTAGACGATCCAATCATCTTTCTTGAGATTCAGATTTGGGGCATCCCTCTTGTCAATCAAGAACATACGTCTTGTTCGATCATAGGTACCCCCGTAAACAAACTGTTTATCCGCACTTATCTTTGAGATAGAGCTAACAAGAGTTCGTTCAGCTTTAGCGGGTAGGACAACAACCTTCCTGATTGTGGTACAGGTAGTTGTCTCTGTTCTAACTCCAGTGTTTAGATTTACATCGGCACTAGAATATTTGTAGATGTCAATTGGCCCACTACCGTACTGTTTCTTGAATTGGTACAGTGCCACTTGAATCATTCGATTCATCGTCTTGTTTTGCACTAACCACCTCCGTCCGTTCTATGAGTTGAGCCAGTTTTGCATCCATTGAATCAAGTCTAGGCTTGATACCTAATACTTGTAATTGCTTCATTGCGATAAACAGTAGTAGGCCTAAGACAGGCCCATAGATTTCGATCAGCGCAAATAGGTCTGTCATAAACAAAACCTCCCCGGTGTTTAGCCGGGGAGGACTTTCTTGTGATTAGCCGAGGAACAAGACACCCATGTTAGGATCAAGCAACGCAACACCAGAGAGCATGTCAACGGTGCAGCGTGTGCCCATCAACGAGCTGTCGTATTGCATGCAGATTCGCATCGAGGAGACGCCATTGCTTGCGACAGTGCTCAATACACCAGTGCTCGTGTTTGGGCGAGCCAGAGGTCGAGTGATCAACGCCAAGGCATTCTTGTGGAAGGCCATGTTGTATTCACCAGCGGGTGCTGGGAAAATCAAACCGTTATCAGCCAAGTTAGCCTCAAGAGGTCGGTCCAAAAGGATGAACCAGTCGGAAGCTGGGCCTGCGTATGCTTCGATGATCGTGTAGTCACGCTTTGCAGCGCCGGTTCCGATGGAGACCATACGGCCAGCGGTTGGAGGTAGCGTGTAGCCGTCGACAAGGATAGCCTTGCTTTGGCCAGCAACTTGAGCGCCCTTGGCAGCGAAGTGCCTGTACACAGTCACAACTGCTCCAGCAGAAGTTGCGAACTTGTTCGATTCGTTTGGTGTGATGGCAGTCGTGTTCGTAGAGAACGTCTTAGCAGTAGCGATCTGTGGTTGAGCATTACCAGCGATGGTGAAGTACTCACCAACTTGGACATCGTAGGCAGAGATAACGCAAGCCTGGGACGCGGGAGCAGCACCAGCGGCAATCGCATTGGTGATGGTTCCGGTGACCACGTCACACTGTGCCAAGGACACTGCGGGGACGTTGTTTGCTGCGTAGATGTTGAAGCCGAACAGATTCCCGATGCTTGCTCGTCGCAGAGCGTCAGCGCTTCCCGATTCGTTGGCTCGAACGAACAGGTCGGTGTTGAGCATGTCGCTTTCAACACCAGGGGCAACAACCATATTTCGGAACTCATCCTGAGGAACATTCAACAGGTTGAGTTTCTCGCGACACTCAACAATGTTGCTTCGAACGTTGGACGAGGTGCTTGCTCCGAGTGCGCCAACTCGACCGGCAGGGGTGCCAAAGAAGCGGTGTGCTTGTCCAGCTACAGAGCGGTCAACACCACGTCCTACAGCTTGAACGGCTGGTCGAAGGTAGATGTTTGCCAAGTCTGCAAAGGACTTGCTGCCTTCACCGTCGCGGATGACGAATGTGTTATAGTGGTGTTGGTCCAAAACCACCGCAACGTTGGTGCTGTTGGCATCTTGTGCCAAAACCGCATCAAAGTCACCTCGACGCTGGCTAGCGAACTTGCTTGGCCTGCGAGTGTTGACCACATCACCGAAGTTCTGAACTTGGGACTCAAAGTCACGGTGAACCAAATTGGCCATAACCATCGACTCTTCGAGAATCATCAAGCTTTCATTTGCCCACTGCTCTGGGATGTAAGCATCGTTGCTATTGTCGAAGCAAACGAGAGCAGGAACGGCATACAGAGCGATGAGTTGGAACTTTTCCATGTCTTAAAATAACCTTCTAAAGAATGTGTTGGGATACCATGATTTGAGTTGCAAACTTACGTTAGTTTTGCTCTAGAACCCAAGTGCGGATGGATTTTCCCTGCGAAGCTTGGCGTATTGCTGGGGGGTCAGCTTACGCATATCAATTTTCCCTGGGTTAGCGGTTCCACTAGAACCGCCCACCCCCGATACCACGTTACTCTTGAACAAGTTGCCATGAACTTCAGCGAGTTCTTTCATACGCTTCACGGCTGCGGCAGGTGACATCTGAGTAATGATGGGTTCACCTGTCTCCGCATGCTTATCATTGAAGTCCACTACTGGGACATCATTGATGAGCTTAGTATGGGGCCTAAGCAGTGCCACGATTTGATCCGCACTGAATGCACCGTTGTCAATGGCAGCATCCGCGAGGGACCGACTGATTGTTGAGTCAACAAACTTGGTCTCAAATGCTTTCCTTGCAGCCTTCTCAGCCTCAAGCTCCTTCTTGTAGTTTGACTCAATGGTCTGCTTCTCCATGAGAGCCTGCTGTTCCTTGGAAAGGAATTGCTTACGCATATCCTCCATAGAAACTTCCAGCTCATCACGTTGTTGTTGCGTCATCTGCGAAGTCTTCAAGGTGCCCTGTAGAGTTTCCTCAAGGGCTTTGAGCTTAGCAGCATGTTTGCGTCGATCCTCGGCCAAAAGGGTGTTGATATCCTCTTGTGAGAAGGCCTTCGTCTTGCTTGCAGCAGCGGCAGCAGCGGCAGCAGCGGCAGTGGCAGCAGCGGCAGCAGCGGTATCGCCACCCTCACCAGTACCATTACCAGCACCCCCACCACCCTCATTGTCGAAGCAAACGTCTGCTGGAATTGCATACGAGGACAACAATAATGCGAACTTAACCATGGACTTATGTCCCTTTCATAGACCCCTCTTCTTGTGTTGCTTGGGTATCAGTGCATGAGGGTCTGCTAGATACTTGCTTGCCGTGTGTAGAAGCCTCACACGTTAGGACTAGCAAACCAGCTAGGACTTGAACCTAGAACCTTCGGACTTGGAAACCGATGCTCTACCAATTGAGCTACTGGAATGTATACCCAGACTGGGTATTAAACACGTACGAGGTAAATTGCATCCTCGTCTCTTAGGAAAGGCCGCAGCAATCTCCATGCACAGTTGCTAGGTACGCCATTGATTAGGTGCTCAATTGGCACCTGCTTTCGACTGTATGTCGTGCGAACTGACTCGATACCCTGGCTGGAAATACCTAGGGCCTCAAGTTCCATGTCTGGGTCCCGGTTGTCTAACAGAGCAAGTGCAATTTCATAGCAAGCTTGTTCGATGGCAGCAGGGACAACAGTGTCTGAGCCCCTTGGGAACTCATGATATTGCGTTGGGGATGCGATTGTTCCCTTATAGTTCAATGTGTCAATGATTCGTGATGCGGCAATCAAGCCACGTCTCTTATCCTCGATTGTTGCATTGTCCCAGGGCTCACTGAATAGTCGATTTGAGAAATATTCAATGGCAGCAATCATTGAGCCATAGTGGGTGTACTGAATAGCAGCCATGTTTTAGTAAGTCTCCAGGATGGACATATCGGTATTAGTTTACGGTTGCCTTGTCGTCGTTACAGTTGTTGCCGTCTGCGTAACGTCTATCTGTAGCGTCGTGCCAGCGGATATGAGCGTTGCTGTGTTGACTAACGGATTAGCTGGATCTAGTCCTAGCCGTCTCCAAACGTCAATGAGTTTAGTCGCATCTGGTGCGGTTGCATTCACTTTAGCTCCCATCGTTCCCGGCAGGTTATTAGCTGAGTCTACTGCACTCCAGACGGCAGTTGCGACCCCATCGACAGAGGAGGTAACAATGGTACTAGCGGCGGATTGGATGAGGAGGACTTGGACTCCTGCACTGTAGGCAATGGGGTCTGCTCCTGGTCCCCCAACAAGGTTTCCCCCGGCGACACGGGCAACGTAGTTGCCAACGGCAAAACGTAATTGCCAAGACCCCAATAATTCGACGGTGAGACCAACTTGTACCCCTGGTCCAAGTTCGACGAGGCCCGTCCCTGCGGCGATTCGCCCATAGATGATTCCTTCTTCGCTCGCTTGAGCTAATTTAATAGCTGTATAAAGCGAGTCGCAGTCAACGTCGGTAAAACCGCTATCGATGTTAATGAGTGAAGTTTGAAAATCGAAAGTAAATGGGTGCGAATAAAATGGCATTTTTTACACATCGCTGTTTCGACTTGCGTTAACGGAACCCCCTGCCGACGTTACTGACAAAAGGGTATTGAATGGTATGATAGGTGACCCACCGCTGCCGTTTCGCACGTCTACCCGTGCCGAAAAATTGGATGAGTAAATGAACGTCACGCTCTCGCTGCTTGATGCCGCAACCTTGTCAATGTAGGGAACGAAAACATCATCAGCGGTTACAATGTTTGAAGCAAGCCCAGGCGATAAGCCAGAGAATGTCTTGGTACCTGCGTTGAATGAACTATACGTGTATCGCAGGTTCTTGATGCGTATAACTCCAGACGCTGGTGTGTCGGTCTTAATTGACTCAACCACCTGAATCGAAGTTGCACCAGAGCTGGCCGCTACCGGCGTGTATTCATCTTTCAGAATCCCACCGGAACCGTTCTCTCGCGCTGCTAACACACGGTCACCCGACACCAGATTCCCGAGAGTGATCCCGATCAACGTAGGCGGAACTTGACTGGTGCCGTCGTGCGCAATAAGCTGGTATCTTGTAGATTCCGCTGGTAAAACTCCTGTCAGATACCAACCTTGGGCAGCAAAGAATGTACCCCCTGCAAAGGTCCCAAAAGGGGCCGAGGGTATCTCTGTGTAGGCTGAGTTCAGCACACGGTATCGCCACCCAGGGATACTGTTCAGCGTAGCTGCACTATTCTCCCGAGTTAGGTATTGCAGGTACTGGTAGGCTTCTTGCAACGTACAACTGCCGGTCAGGGCAATGGTGCCCTTGTACAGCTTGGAACCGTTCCCGTTGCCCAAGTCTTGGGTTGTATCACCAAACGTCACGGTGACCTTGCTAGACAAGGCTGCAGCGCTGGCTTCTGACAAAACAATGTTGGGGTCGATCGCTGTTGAAAGAGCAGCGTTGCTCTCACCCCCAGCCGAGAGGTTCACATCGAAGTGTGAGTATGTCTGGCCCCACTTACGACTGAATGCAGTGACGTTTCCTGAGTCGATAAACGCCCCACCAGTCCGAACCTTAACCAAAACCTGAACGTGCCCATCAGACCAAAATTTTGTCAATTTTGATCCACTTTGTACCACATAAATCGGGCTCGCCGCAACGATGCCACCGATTGTCTTGAGGCCCGAGTACTGGACTGCGGCTGCTTGCTGTTTGATAGACCCAAAGTTGATGAACTGCGCTGCCGTGTCGTCCAGGTTGAACGCAACTGATCCATCTGTCAGAAGGTTTAGCCGCGAGGCAACCGCAATGTCTCGTGGACCGTCCAGCTTCGAAGGGTTAGGGGCAAGGATGTCGAGCAAGTCGTTACCGGATGCCGCTGCATCGTCGGCCAAGTCTTGTAGCCATTGGTGTAGCTCCAGGACAGTGTAAACGGCTGTGCTAGCCCCACCTTGACGACGAACATCGCCTGTCGCGGAAATTGTGAAGTCGGTTTCAATTGGCACGATTTATTCCTATTGGTCTAGAACTTGTAAAGCTGTGATGGTGGCGTTGACCGCTGACAGCGTAGCAGTCGTGCGAAAAGGTTGATAAGCGGGAGATCCACTAGCGTTCCTAAGTACAATCTCCACTGGGATAGAACCAGAGACCACATAGGGGTAAGCATAAGATGTGCCGGTCACTGCGTTCACCAAGACTGTCTGTGTGTCTGTGCGGCGAATCAGGATGCGGGAGCCGGAGACAATGCCATCTATGGTGAGCGTGGCAGACACTGCATTGTCAACCGTGATGCTTGGCCCGCTGTTCACGAACGTCACGCCCGGCTGCAACTGCACCGTCACCGCGCCGCCGCTGGTGTTTGTGAGCGTCAGGGTGCCGCTGATCGTCGCGCCGCGAAGGTCATAGGTTCCAGCCGCCGTGAAACGCATCGTGGCGGTTTCGAGTTTGGGAGAATAGACGCCCGTGGTGCCGCGAACGACAATGCCCTGAAGCGTGCAGGATGCGTCTGCGCCATTGGCAAAAGAGATCGTGCCGGTGGTCTTGAGGGTGCTGAATTTCGACCCGACCGCCAGCGTCGTGCTTTTGATCGTGACCGTGTTTGTGCCGGTGTTGACTGCAAAGGCGCTCGCAGCCGTCGCATCAACAACCACATTGAGCGCACCCAAATCGAGTGTGGTGCCCGCCGCCGTGGCGACTTGAGTTGATGCCGTCGGGAAATTGACGTTCGCGCTCTGGACGTTCCAGAATTTCGCGGCGTCGTAAAAATTGTCTAGCGTAGCCACGCTCGTGAGCGCGCCCGCCGCAGATCGACTCAGCGTGACAGCAGAGTCGTTCACCATCGCAGGCGCAACCGTCGAGCCACCGATGCCCCGCATCGCCACCTGATAGACAGCAGACAAACTTTCGTAGGCACGGACGTTCCATGTCGCCACGTCGCCCGCTGCAAACCGCAAAGTGACGCTCGCTTGATTGTCAGGCGAAAAACCCGTCTCGATGTTGTCGATCACCACCTGCCCGCTGGCATTGGTGACGCCGAGGCTTTGCACGGCGGCATTGCTGATCGTCCAAATCACCGCGTCCTGGATTGCCGCGCCGCCGGTCGTTCGTACCGTGGCGGTGAGTTTTTGAGTAACGTACAGCAGCACGGTTCCTAGGGAGGCATCAACAACAACCATCGTCGTGCCGACCGCGCTGTTTTTGAAAGTGACAAGCAGCGTTTGTCCTGACGGGACCGCTTTTGCAATGTCAAGCTCAGACCCCAACGCGCCAGCGTAGTCCTCGACGGTGAACGAACCACCGACACCAGTGCCATTCGCCAGGCCAACGACACATCGCCACCAGAAAATTTCAAGGCCCTTGAGAACAAGCGGGCCTTGCAGCATTTGAAAAGTGGGACCGCGACCAGTGTTGGCGACATTGGTCACATTGATGCCGCGATCACCAATTGTCTTAAGAGCGAAAATTGAAACCGAGCTTCCCGGCTTAAACCACATAACCATCGAACCGCGACGGCTGTCAGTCACCGGCTTGTTTCGCTGCCCATCAAAGCCAATGGTCACGGTTGAGCCGTTGTCAAAAGACATATCGGCCCAGTGATCAATTGTTCCGCTGATCCAATCGAAACGCGCACCGCTTGATATTGCTAAAAAGCAAGTCGCTGGGGCCGGGTTGGTCGCTGGGGATGTCGCCCCGTCACCATCGGCGGTGCTTCGCCCGTACTGCCCCTTTTGGTAGATCAGGACTTGCTGAGAGACGCCGTCTGTGTAGCTGGGGGCGCTTGTCCCGGTGTAATTGACGGTATTGGTGTACCTGCACCCAACCACCAGAACGCCACCGCTCCCCACGCGAAGCACCGGCTGGCCCGTGCTGACTGCGTTCTGGCCAATCACCAACTGCTCGTTGTGACCAAGGAGAGTCGAGTTGATCTCTCGCAGACCGCCGATGATCAACGTGCCGTTGACTTGCAGCTTGACGTTGTCGCCCAGCAGGTAAATCACATAACCGCTGGAGGCATCCACGCTCGTGGTCGTCACACCGGCAAGGCCGCTCAACCCCGCGAGGCTTGCATCGCCCCGCGCCGCAGTGCCAGACTGGCTCGACACGAACGCAATCCCCGTGCCCTGCGCGCTTTCCAGAACGTCGAAAGTTGTCGCGGTTCTGGCAGCCACCATCCAGTTGCCGTTGTAGCTGGTCGTGCCTGTGATGCGGACGACATTGCCTACAGCATAGCCTTGAGTGCAGGTGAACCGCACACCACCCGCAATCGAAGCAGCCGCTGTTATGGCAATGCCAGACTCGTTAGCCTGCGTAATGATTGATCCAGCGACCGAAAATGGCATCCTACAGTTCCCTTAAGGTTGAGTGTTTGTGGCAGCAATTAGTGCTTGGTCGCGGGCGAGCTTGATTGCCTCCCCAGCAGTACCCGCTGTCATGTGTCCTGAAAGAGCCTCATCTAAAACGGCGTCTGCGATCGCAGCCACAGTTGGAGGTGCAGCAGTCAAGTTATCTAAGTTGTCGATCTTGCCCGCACGAGTACTGGTGTACCCAAGGGCTATCAGAGCAGCCGTTGTAGCGCTTTGAACATTCAGACCCGATACGCTAGTAGCTACTGCGGCAACGTCCGTGTTGATGTCGTTGTAGCGTGCCAATGCATCAGACTCTGACTGCCGAGTTGATACTGCGACGTCGAGGCGATCCAAGTATGCGCCGCGCACACCGGTGTACCCCTGGTTTGTCATGGCTGTCTGGACGTTAGCAATGCTCAGGTTGTTCAGACCGGCAAGCGTTGCTTGTGTTGCATCATGTTCGGCAATGTTTACTGTTTGACGAGATGCTGAGTTTGCTTCAGACAAACGCGAAGATATTGTTGCATCCAAGTTTGTCTTAGTGAGCATACCAAAAGTTCCTGCCGTAACAGCAGCGGCTGTTGTTGCATTCCAAACGGCGTTACCAATATCGGTAAGATCACCAGCGTCCAAGGTGACAGAGATGCTGGCTAGGGTCGTTTGTGTTGCATCATGCTCAGTCTGATTCGTTGTTGCACGAGTTGCAGCAGCGGACTCAGCTTCGCGAGTTGTGATGGCCGCATCGAGGTTGTCCGCAATGCGTTTACCCAGAGACCCAACAGTTGTTGCTGCGGACGTCAAGTAGTTCCAAACTGCGGCAGGGACTGATGCAATGTTGGTCAGAATTGTGGACAGTGTACCTTGAGTTGCAGTGTGCTGTGCAAGGTTGGCCGTGTGTCGTGTTGCTGCATCAGATTCTGACTGTCTAGTTGATAAGACTACGTCCAGACGGTCTAAAAGGGGACCTCGCCCAGAGGTGTAGCCCTGGTTTGTCATGGCTGTCTGAACGTTTGCGATACTCAAATTATTGAGCCCCGCAAGCGTTGCCTGTGTTGCATCATGCTCAGTTTGATTTGTGGTTGCCCGTGTAGACGCACTAGCATCAGACTCGCGAGAACTGATAGTGGCATCCAAACGATCCAGGAAACCCGCGCGTGTTGAGGTTAGACCTTGGGCAGTCAACTGTGTTGTCACGTCAGCGGGCGATGCCCGTGTGCTTGTAGCAACATCGAGGTTGTTCCATGTGCTCCAAACAGATGAAGGCGGGTCGAAACCGAAGTAAACCCGAGTGTCGTCCTCTAGGTATATCATCCCGCCAGCCAATTGCTGAAGGGAGGAGTTAAAGATCCCATAGATGAACCAACCAGCTAATGCCTCTGTTATTTGGAAACCATAGTTACCCCATAGTTCACCCGTATTCAAGTACCCAGCGGGATTAGCTGTTCCCGTGGAGGAAAATGATCCCAGGTATAGTCTAGAAGATGCAACACCAGGTGTGCTTTGAATACGTGCGATAGTTGTTGCCATCTTAAGAGCCTATATAGTCGTGATAACAAGGCCATCACGCGGGCACTGTATGAATGAAGATGGATTCCTAAGATAGAATCCTTAAATAAATCTTCTAGATTTCTTAGGAAGAAATGTAGAAGCCTGCGAAAACATTACGTCGGTTAGTCGCAATGGAAGTAGTACCATTAAGACGAAAGCCAATAAAACTGCCCCCACCACTCGGATTGAGAACGGCAATGAGCGTATCCCCTGCGACAGCAGTCTCTCTACCTAAAAGCGTTGGGAAGGTGCCAGCTAAAGGTGCCACTGGGGGTGGGAATATCAAAGACCCCGATCCTGTGCCAGCATTGGTGATTGTAAAGTCAAGATGAATGTAGATCAGTTGTCCAACCCTGTAGGCTTCACGTCTGTTGTATGTGATACTTGTTATCGCCCCCGCTGAGCTGGTAACAGTTGGTGTCCAAGAGATTGAAGTTGCAGCGAGGTTCTGGCCAGGAAATTGGTAGACGAGCATGACTATAATGCAAGGGTGTTGACCCAGCCTTGTAGGTTGTAGCGGAAACCCGTGGTGATAACTGAAAGGTTATCAAAACCCATCACAAGTATTTCGGTGGAGTTGGTGATTAGAATCCCAATAATTGGTTTGAAAGCACCCCCAACCTGTATACCGTGCATAATAGAATAAGGAACAGAAAGAAGGGGAATATAAACATAAAGGGCAGCCCCGCCCGCTGTGCCTGCATTTGTGATTGTAAAATCCAAATGAAAAAACATCTGTTGCCCAAACCTGAGGGCTTGACTCAAATTTGTCGTGACTGTGGCACTACCAGAGGAGAATCCATAAGTAGGTGTCCAGGGATGTATCAAACCCCTAAGATTCTGGCCAGCTACATTCGCTATCATATGTCATACATACCTGATAAAATGGGTCTCTTACCTACCTGCCCTGGGTATGTAAGGTCACTTGCGTAACAGATGTACAGTAGATTGTTTCCTGCTAGATAACCTTGTAGCATACGACCATCTACACCAGACTCCCGCCCTGCGGTCATTGATACAGCGAGAGTAGATGCTGCTATAGGGAGTGTGATAGTCATAAAACCAGATCCTGTCCCTGCATTTGTTACTGTGAAATCAAGTGCATAAAAACACCAACGTGACCACCGGGTGGCAACAGCGGAGTTTATTGTCACTACAATTCCAGAGCCGGTGGTTGCTGATACCACAGGCGTCCATGCCACAGGAGTTGCTCCTAGTTGTAGACCATCAAAATTTGCCATGGTTACACGTAGGTAAGGGTTGTACGGTTGGTCCAAGCGGAGGATAGCGTTGTGATGCCACCGTTGTTTGCAAGATTTGCACTAGTGCCAACAGTTGGATCTGACTTCAAGTACCTGTTGACTTGCCATGCAGCCGAAGGGAGTAGACCACCATAGTAGTAGTACGTTGCATCTGCGATGTCTGTTAGTGTGACAGCAAGGAAGGGCGAGCCCCCACTGGATGCCATCTTGATCACGTTATGTGCTGAGGTTCCATCCCAGAACACAAAACAAGATTCACCGGCAGCGAGTACTGTACCCTCGACTGTTAGTATGTTTGTGGAGGTGGATGAGTTGCTCACAAAACAGCTCAGCCCATCCGTCACACTGATCGTTCTTGGCGATGCACCAGACACGAGTATCTGTGCGAATGTATCCGATGCAATGATTGTCTTGTCAGCGGAGAGTGTGATCGGTGTGGACGTCAAGGCCTTCATGATGCTATTCATGAAGTTAGGTGCAGTGATCCGCTTTAGGTTATCAGTTGGAACTCCATTCCAGAAAATCATCTCGCTTGCAGCAGCAACCGTGGTCGCAACTGTAAACTCGGAGGTTCGCCTACCTTGAATGGGGAAGGCCGTATATTCAACCATTGTTGTTCTGCTCCCAAATACGTCGTGCTATATCAATGAACTCCCCCTCGTTGGAGTCCCGCTTCATCATATTCACGAAGGCAGACACAATCTGGATGTTGGCTAAGACATAACCCACACTACTGTCAACTCGATCAATTGACACTTTATGTTTATTGCCTCGCTCTAGTGTTAGGGGTATACCCGATAGAGCACACCTCATTTGACTTTGGGTAATCAAGTGTTCAACCTCTTCGAGAGTCACCTCAAAGGCTAAACCTCGCTTCATAGCACCCTCCCTACACTTCATGTAAATGCCTTTTGGAGTGCTGTAATATCGCTTGACCGCAGCAGAAGTAGTCTCCCTCACCTCAGGGCGGTTTAAAAACTCCTGCCGTGCCTGCCTGTGTGCTTTTCTATATGCTCTACTATAGGCCTTTGCCTCTGGGGTAGAACGTCTCGCCTTTTGCTTGGCTTTAGCCTCGGGCGTTCTCCGCCTCTCCGCGATTCGAGACTTAACATCTGGCCTGTCAGCATATGCTTTCTTTGCGGCCTTTGCCTCAGGACTAGAATTTCTTGCGGCCACCCTCGCTTTTGCCTCAGGTGTGTTACGTAGAAATTTCGCCCTGGCCTTTTGCTCTTCGGTATAGACACGTATGCCCATCAGATACTTTCCATTATAATCAGATCCAGAGATAAGTTCATGCACGCAGTCAGGATCTGAAACCGACTGCGTGCCTACCGGGTAATTAGGCCGATAGTTGTATTGCGATGTCTAGTTAGCTCTCTAAGTCAAAGAGATAAGGGACTCATTTTGATCAATGACGAATAGAGAGTCTTGATCAATCCAAGCGAGCACAGATGATATTGGGTACTGGGCTATGAAAGCATTGTCATAGTCAATAATTGGGGCGCCATCCTGATCAGACCAAATATCAAACTGTCGAGTCAATCGCACAATAATGTAGGCAGAGTCTGTGTTGAGGCCATCAGTAATCGTGTATTCAATACTGATGTCAACGGATTCTCCCACGGCAAGTTCTGCAAACTTCGTGTTGGAAGGTATGAATGTGACTGTTATTCCATTAGTTGTCACAGTCCCGTCTGTTGGGTCCTGTAGTGTGGCTGAGATAACGCTTAATGTTTGCGTAAAATCTAGTAAACCAAGGAATGCAACTCGCGCGGGCGTGACCCTGCCTGGGTATAAGCCTAGAAACGGATAGTCTAAAAACGAGGACATTAGGCCATCCCCGCCAACCCCAATGTCATTTGTCAAAACTGACACGATTACGCCATAACCAACTTGGGTGTAAACGTAATCATCAACAGCTATGAGATCCCCGGTTGGTGCTTCAACGCTGGGTGGCCAGTTGAATGGTCCCTGACCAACAACTCCGGGTGAGTTGTTGTCTGATATTGAATACTGCTTACGAGGGACATTGGCCATAGGTCACCCTATACTGCAACCCAGGCCACGTTCTGCGCGGCAAGACTTGCTACAAGATTGATTTGTGAAACAAGTCGAGCGGGTACAAACAGAGTTGCACCGGCGACTAGTGGGTAACCAGAAGTGGCCGTAACCTCAGGACCACCCACATAGACGATGCCGGTGTTTGCAGCGAGCGCGAGGAGTGTTACACCTCGGGCGAGTCTAACATCCCCCGATAGGGCTAATCGTGTGGTGCCAACGGCTTGCTGACCATTCTGTAGACGGCCTTCAACACTTGTTACTTCATTATTCATTCATCTTACCTTTGCCACGTTGGCGTTTTGGTTCAGTTTCTTCATCTGGGTCCTCATACTGGACTTCCTTGTTATCTTCATCAGGATCGTCTTGAGTATCAGGTACGCCTTGGATACCTCCAGGGGGTAGTTGATGCTGAGCAATTGCGGCTAAGCGATCTGTGTGTTCTTTAGCAGCCATTGCAGCCTCAGCACCATCAAAGCCGAGTGCAATCGCACCCGTCTCAGCGGATAGCATGCCTTGCTCTTTAGCCATTTGAATTATGTCGGGTGACGACGTCGTGTAGTTTGCTGCATCGATCTCAGCCAGCACTTTATTCATAGTGTCCACGCCCACCTTTTGCCCAAGCAAAGCTTGAACGAGTAGTTTGGCAGTGACCTTCTTGGCTTCGCGACTTGGCAACTTACTGACCACGTCATGGAGAGCGGAAGCGTCTGCAATGATGGCAGCGGGGCTTTGTATACTCCATCGTTGTGGGTAAGCGATGACAGCTATGGACTTCTGTGTCTCAACGCTAGTTTCATATGAGGCCCAGTGATAAGCAATTGCTCGCTCACCGGCCTCAAGAGTTAGTCCAATGAAAGACAGTCCGGCTTCGAGGCCACTGTTGTCAAGGTTCTTCGATTCGGCAGAGGCTTGCGTACCGAGGTTGATCACAGCTAGATTGATCAGTTCTCTCACGTCCTTCTTGAGGCGTTCGCAGAGATCAATCGACGCCATCAAGGGCTCGGCGCTTGGGTGAATAAACCCAGGGCGTTCAGAGTCCACATCATAGGATCGTCCTCGCATAACACCAACTTTAATCTCAGTGTCATTTGAGCCCTGGCCTCCTGCCTCGGCAGTGCCAGAAGTTTGCACCTTTTTCAGGTGGCCACCCACCCCATGCGTATCGCGCATTTCCGTGTAAATTGGAAACCCGGCCTGAGAACAATATGCTACGTTGCTTGACCAAAGGTTCAGCAGAGCAATCTGGTGCCTGCACACATCTGCAATCAAGCTCTCACCAAGATCGAAGTAAACAAATGGAATCTTGGTGAGTTTGAGTTCCTGTACTGGGCGGGGTTCTGCTTCATCAGCGTAGTGCATCTGAACATTCACAAACCCTGTCAACTCATTTATCCAGACATGGCGTTTACGCTTCCGGCTGCCTGAGGGGAGCCCATAGAAGTCATCGAACGTCTCAACATTTTCATCAAGGACTACTGATTGGTATTCTGAGGGGTTCTCTGGGTCGTTTCGTACCCAATTGCTGATTTGCTCGACCTTATAGGTGTACAAGTAGGGTGCAAATGTGGTTGCACCAAGGACTGTTTGACTAACTTCCGCCGGAGCATCGATGTACACCCCAACAGATCCAAGCACGAGCAACTCATCGAGAATCTCTTTACCAAGGAATCCTGTCATTGAGCTACCACGACCATCCACTCCACGCCCTTCACCAGCACAAGCCTTCTGATAGGCCGAGGAACCCCCCGTACGTGTTACGTTTGCGAGCCTCTGGAATATGCTGTTACGCACATCCTTGATTGCACTCTTAGCAAATGTAGGGTTAGGGGTTAGGGCCTTGCGAACGCGAAAGTCATCAGCGTCCTCCCGTGAACTATATTTTTGAAGATAGGTATCCACATACTCCTCACCACCAAGATAGGTCTCTCTCCACAGATTCCAGTCATTGGTGCGGAGTAAGTACATCGGATGAAAAAGTGTGCTGATCTTCATGGTGTGGTCTAGGGTGCTGGTTGTTACGTGATATCGGCCCCACCGGAGTAGAAGCGCTTGATTGCGAAGGGTAGTGCTATGGTGGCGTAGACAAGCGAGTGCAGAAAGTGATCTGGTCCCGTTGACACATAATGGGCAACGTTTTGGCCCTCCTCATCTTTCTTCCATGTACTCACGGCTGCCTTGATGTGTTCTTTGAACTCCGTTGATGTCTCCCGAGGGAGTTCGATGCGGCCTGTTTTGAAGAG